CTCCCCTCCCTCCTACGTCGTCCGGTGCTATTACTACCGCTAGCAAGCGTGTGTCAGTCCTGATGGACATTATGTCTTTCTGTTATACAGCTCATCGACCCCTATCAAGGGGGAAGCGATTCGCTCTCTCCTTCGGAGACACACCTCGAATATTTCTAACACCCCCGACGAAAATTCTCAGTGATGCTGTAGTAGGGAAGGCGTGATTACTATCACGGGTTGGAGTACATGGATATGTACGAGTGGCATTATGTCATCAGACATTAGATACAAAAAAGCCTAGGTCGGGAAACCTAGGACTTTTACTTTCTTTCTTACTGAGGTGATTGCTATCACCGAAGTTCTTTCTTTCCCATCGGGGGAGTTCCGCCCCACTCTGGGAAGTGGGAAGGAATACTGAACTGCTGTGAAGTATATCCCCCCTTCCTTTCCCCCCAATTATGGGGTCGGCTGTCAAGTCCTGTCAAGTAGACAGGCTTGTCTCATTTGCTGGCTAATTCCTCCGCAGCCCAGAGCTGGCGGGGGTTCCGAGTAGTGTATGAAATTTTTGCATTTACTAACGGGGGTCATCCCGTTTTGTGCATATATGTTTTCTTGCATGATGCGCAGGACGCATTATACTTAGGGATGTAGAATGACTTTGGACTTATACGGTTCACCCCCTTTGCCGAGGGGGTTTCTTTTTCGGGGTATGCTCGCAGTCTGGTAGCGAGGTGGCTTTGGAAGCCAGCGGTCGTAGGTTCGAATCCTACTACCCCGACCAAATTCAAGAATTGCAATCACAGATGAACAGGAATAGCTCCATACCATCGACCCTTAGTAGTCTGGATTGCAACCTATAAAAAACCCCGCTCAATGTAGCGGGGCTTTCTTTTTCTGCATCGAACTAACTTGCGTCATATGTCCAGATGTTAAAGTCAGCGGTGTAACCAGTCACTACCACTTCAACCACAGCACGCTTGCCGTGGGTTACTACATACTGAGTGTTGTCAGCTAACGCGCCATCAACTAAGTCCACTCCGTTCACTTGTAGCTGTACAGTCGCACCACCTAATGCGTCCGTGTACAGAGCAGATGCAGACCAGTTCGCGCCTTGCGCTAACGGGAATGTACCATTACCTGTTACTAACATATCTACCTCCTATATAGGTTCACTGGTGAGTATACTACAATATCGGTGGAGGTGTTCAATATGAACAAGTACGCGAAAGTAACTTTCAGAGCGTCCATCATTCTGTGGACAATAGTGTTCCTGTTGATGTGTACGTCAGGATGTTCTGCGCTAACTGGACTAGCAACAGATGCCGCGATTGGCGCGGTAGCAAAAGATGACCCGCTGTTAGGAATCGACACAGAGATTGTGGCAGGTGACAAGCAGGGGATTAAGTCTGGACCCGACACCAAGTTGGATGATGTCGAGGTCAATGGTAATCTAACCACCAGCACTATCGGGCGCAAGACCGATGTGTCAGGTACTACGGATACCTTAACCATTAATGAAGGAGTCCCGTTCTGGTGGGTACTGGTCGGGATGTCAGTGATGCTACTGCTCGGATTGTTTATCCCGCAGTTCAAACTTACAAGGAAATAGTTATGGCGAAGAAAGTACAGATGACTACTTACAAGTGTGAAGTGTGCCGTCACGAGGAGGAACACAAAACTGAGAAGCGCAACCCGATGTATCGTGATTGCCCTGAGTGTAACACCCGTGTCGGAATGAAAGCGATTAGCCCGTTCACCAGTATCAACATCAAGCGATACGGAACGGACACTGAACCTAGCAAGTACGAGATTATCAAGAACAGACCTAAAGGTGGTAACTTCTAATGAAAGACTTAATCCGAACAGGATTGGTGGAGGAGATGATTCGACCAATGGTTGGTCCATTGATTGGTGGTATGGGTGGCGGTGGTCCTGTGACTACCCCACAAACACCGATGAACTTCAACCATAACGAAGGCGCGTTCGCTATCTTGATTGATGGTGGCGATGGTAACGACTACGTCGATGACTCTGGCGACCCAATCATTGAACGCAATGAACTTGAGCCTACAGTGTATGGCTCTTTGTCAGGTAACAACCGAACCTCGATTGGTTCCGGTAAATACTATTACGAGTTCCTAATCGTAGCCGAACCTGCGTCTGGGCGCATCGGCTTAGGACTATCCGCGCTAGACAACCGCTCGTCTACAACAGACATCCGTCACGACTTCTGGAATGGTTGGTACAGTGATGGCGTGAAAATCAACAACCCTAACTACAGCTCCAATGGTTCACAAACCACATGGGCTGGTACGTTTGGTGTTGGCGACCGTGTAGGTATCGGGCTAGACCAATCACTCGATGACATCATCCTGTATGTCAACGGTGTTGAGATGGACCGCATCGAGTTGACTAACACAGGTACGAACAACTTCATGACACCTTACCTACTAGGTGATGGTGGTAAGTTGGACCATAGTGCGCAGGCATACCTGCCTAGCGGATTCAGCGAATACTAAGGAGGGGTTATGTTACTCACACCGGAGTTGAAGAAGGAACGCTGGGAAGCGGCATACGCAGGAGAGATTCACGTACCCAAGGACATGAACCGTGCAACGGCTGCATTGTTCTGGGAGAAGCGACATGAAGCACGTACCATTGAGCGCGGTAAGTATCCCGTGTTCAACTTGAGTATGCGTGACCATGACGACACGCTTTCTTTCCCGCAGCTTTACTTCCAGTGTGATAGCGACTACGAAGCAGCAATGGTAATCCTAGGTAGTTGGGGGCATTGGCAGCGACTCTGCGAAGCCAAATGGTTTGCAGAGAAGCTTGCTTTGTGGCAAGAAGAAAAGGCTCAACGCGATATTGCTCACGGGCGTGCTAAGATTAAAGCATTAGCAGATGCAGGTAATTTGTCTGCATGTAAGTTCCTAGCATCGGGTGGACTATCGGACAAGCCTAAGCAGGAGAAACCTTCTAATCCAAAACCAGCTAAGAACCCAGAACCAGCGCCAACGGCGGAGGAGGATGATTTCTTGAAGCATGGTTTAAGCATCTTGGAGAAGAATAGTGAGCACAAATGAGTGGCTTATGATTGCGGCGATTATCGTACAAGGACCATTGTTCTGGTTCATCGGTAGCCGTCAGAAGAAAGGTGAGGACATGACCAGTGAACTCAAGAGCATTCGCATGTCGATTGCAAAAGTACATCAACGAGTGGATGAGGAGCTAGATAAATTAGATGAGAAGTACGCTACTAAGACTGAGGTGGAGGTCCACATGGCACACCTTAAAGAAGTAAATGAATTGCAGTTCCGTGCAATTATGGAGAACCTAGATTACATTCGGAAGCGACTAGATGAACACGACAGCAAGCGACGACCAGAATGATATTCCTTTAGAAGACCCGCGCCTCATTGAACTTCGTGAGGCGTGCTTGCATTCGTTGTGGATTTTCGCTCAGGCAGTGGAACCACATCGAGTGTATGGGGAATGCCATAAGGAATTGTTTGACTGGTGGCAAGAGATGGAATTGGAGGAGGTGTTGAACACCTTAGCTCTAATGCCTCGTGACCATCAGAAGTCCCACTGCATCGCAGTGTGGGTATGCTGGCAAATCTTCAAGAACCCTGCCGTTACTATCGCATATGTATGTGCGACTGAGTCGCTAGCTATCCTACAGCTATACGACATCAAGCAGATTCTAACATCGGATGAGTTCACCCGTCTGTCCCCAGACATGATTGAACCGATGGAGAAGAAGCGTCAGAAGTGGGCTGAGACAGCAATCATTGTTGACCACCCTATCCGTAAGAAAGAACGACCACGTGACCCAACTGTTTTGGCTACAGGTTTGGACTCTAACAACATCGGTGCTCACTGTAACATTATGGTGAAAGATGATGTGGTGATTGATAAGAACTCTCTCACCGAAACAGCACGTCAGAAGGTTGAAGCCAAGGCAGGACACTTGTCATCCATCCTAACTACGGATGGTATGGAGTTCTGTGTCGGCACACGTTACCACCCTAAAGACCACTACCAAACTCTCATCGACATGACCGAGGAGGTTTGGGAAGGCGACCAGCTAGTCGGGGAGCGTCCTGTGTATGCAGTGCACACCCGTGTAGTTGAGGTAGAGGGCGTGTTCCTTTGGCCCCGCATGGCGCGTGAGTCCGACGGTAAGATGTTCGGCTTCGACCGAGCACAGCTTTCCCGTAAGAAAGCGAAGTACCGTAAGGACATGCGCAACTTCTACTGCCAATACTACAACGACCCTAACGCCATCAACGAAGGTGGTATCGAGAAGTCGATGTTCCTGTACTACGACAAAGAGAAAGTGGTACGGCGCAAAGGCAGTTGGTGGGTAGGTAAGCGCAAGGTGAACATCATTGCTTGCCAAGACTTCGCCTACTCCGTGCAGACTGGTAGTGACTGGACAGCCCTGTTCATTCTAGGGATGGACAAGGACAAGCGTATCTACATCCTCGACATTGTACGTTACCAGACCAAGAAACCTTCCGTGTACTGGAAGAACTTGGAGACAGCGTACAACAAGTGGAAGTTCAAGTGGGTACGTGCTGAGGCAGTAGCCGCGCAAGAAGTTATCATCGAGGCGTTACGTGAGTACGCTGAGAAGGAACAATGTCCTATCCGTATCAAGGCTTACAAGCCTAACAGTCAGAGTGGTGACAAAGAGACTCGTATCTCCCAGACACTCGAACCATTGTACGAGAACGGGGACATCTACCACTACCGTGGTGGCTTGTGTGATATGCTCGAAGAAGAACTAACCCAAGACCGTCCACCTCATGATGACTTGAAGGACTGTCTACATATTGGGGTAGGGTTCGATAAGTTGAAACCACCAGTCGAAGATGACGACGAGGAAGACTATGATAACTATCATGACCCACATGCGTCATACAGCTACGACCCTAACAACCGATTCGGAGGACTCCAATGAGTACCGACATTAAGACCCTACAGAAAATGCTTGAGGGTCGAGACGATGACCGAGCTTTCATTGATGAGCTGGTCGTCCTGTTTACTAACATGGAGAATGCGAGAGCGCAGAAGGACCGCGAGGATAAGGAGTTGATGGATTACATCGACGCTACTGATACCCGCAAGACTTCGAACTCGAAGCTACCATTCAAGAACAGTACAACCATCAACAAGCTGGCTCACCTTCACTTGATGATTACCACCAGCTACATGGAACACCTGTTGCCGAACCGCAACTGGGTGGACTTTGTCGGCTTCGATAACGACTCAGTGAATGCTGAGAAACGAGAGATTGCCCGTTCTTATGTACGAGGTAAGGTGGAAGCATCCAACCTTGAAGGCGTGATTGAACGCATGGTGGATGACTTTGCAGTGCGTGGATTCTGTGTAGCGCACACCCGTCACGTCAAGCGAATGACCGTCACGGCTGAGAACCAAGTCATCAAGAACTATTCCGGTACGGTGACTGAACGTCTAAGTCCATCGGATGTGTTCTGGGATGTGACAGCAGACAGCTTGCCGAAGGCAGCGAAGTGTATCCGCCAGCTCTACACACTGGGTAGCCTAAAGCGTGAGATTGAGGAAGGTACATTCCCATTGATGTCAATGGAGGATTTCCAAAAGCTCCGCGAAGAACGCCGCACTATCCGTGAGGCTTTGGCAGATGGTTACAATGGTCGCCGTAAGTTCGACTCCCTTCACAAGAAGGGCTATGGCTCAATGATGAACTACATCAACGAGGGCGTAGTCGAAGTGCTCACCTTCATGGGTGACTTCTACGATGAGGAGAACGACGAGCTTTGGAACAACTACGAAATCACTGTAATCGACCGTAAGATTATCGGACGTAAGCAGAGCAAGGATACATGGGACGGTAGTCAGAACTTGCACATCGCCGTGTATGAGTTCCAGAAAGATACCCTATGTCCTATCGGTCCACTGCACCGATTGACTGGTATGCAGTACAAGCTGGACAAGCGTGAGAACTTCCGCGAAGACTTGCATGACCGATTCCTCCACCCTTCATTGAAGAAGGTGGGTGACGTTCGTGAGAAGGGTATGCGTGGTGGGCCAAACCACGTCTTCGAAGTTGAGGAGACAGGTGACGTTCAATACATGACACCACCAGCAGAAGTGCTACAGCCTGACAACCAACTGTCAATCACATTGCAGTTGATGGAAGACCTATCAGGTGCTCCGAAGGAATCCATCGGGCAACGTACAGCAGGTGAGAAAACTAAGTTCGAGGTGCAGCTACTGGACCAAGGACAGAACAAAGTGTTCCGTCGTAAGGTCAAGAAGTTCGAGCGTGAGCTACTAACCCCAGTGCTCAACGATTACCTAGAGCAAGGACGTAACCATCTGGATGCTAGTGACACCATCAAGACATTCAACAGTGAGCTAGGCACAGCCACGTTCTTGGACATCACAGCAGATGACTTGAACCTCAATGGTCAGATGGTTGCACAAGGTGCTACACTGTTTGCAGAGAAAGCGAACACGTTGCAGAACTTGAACGCTATCCTAGGTGGACCACTGGGTGCTGCATTGGCACCACACATGAGCCGCACTAAACTGTTCAACGCAGTTGAGTACCTAGGTGATTTGGATGCTTATGGTATCTTCACGTTTGGTATCGGTGTACAAGAAGACCAACAGCTAGCGCGTATGGCTCAGAAATCTACACAGCAAACAGAAGAAACCGCATTGACACAGGAGGAAGTCGGTGGACCTACTACAGATACTGGACAGTAACTGGTTTGAACTCGAAGCTGATGAAACTAAGGAAGATTACGAAAGTAACTTTCGAGCTAGCGTCAAGACTCGACGCGCTCTTAACTTGTGGATTCAGCACGAGTTGTCTAAGCTAGACAAGGAGATGTCGCTATCGCGCATCAAAGAGAAACCTGACCGAGCAGAACTAGCTCTGGTCGTTATGGCACGCAGGGAGCAGCTATTGCAAATGCAAGCCATACTTGAATTTAAAGATTAATGGAGTATTATTATGCCAAATCCGTTTGACCAAAACGATGAGCACGACACCAATGTGAACCCATACGAAGGCAAAGATTCCAAAGAAATTATGGATGAACTTGTCGGGGAGGGTAAGAAGTACAAGAGTGTGGAAGATGCTGTGAAGGCACTAGCTTACTCACAACACCACATCACTACTTTGGAAAGTGAAACAGCTAAGCTACGCGAAGCTCAATCACAAGCCAAGACCATTGATGAAGTGCTGGCAAAGTTGCAACAGAAGCAGCAACCGTCTGACGATAACAAAGGTAGCGACGAGAACGACCCTGCGGCGCAAAAACCTACGGATGACATTGATGTGGAGGCAACAGTAAAACGTTTGCTAGAACAGCACACCTCTACTGCTCAGGCAGAAGCCAACCACAAACAAGTGGTTGATGCGGTGAAAGCTAAGTATGGCACTAAGGCGTTTGATGTTTGGGATAAGGCTGAGAAAGAACTCGGCATTAACCTTGAACAAATGGCTCAAACTTCCCCAGCCGCAACCCTCAAGTTGCTAGGCATCTCAGGCGAGTCTGCGCCAGCTCAATCTGCCGCCACCTTTAAGGGCGATGCTAAACCAACCCCAACAGACCAAGGGGAGCGTCCACCAGAAGGTAGTAAACGTTTAGTCGATTATATGTTATCGAAGGGTGAGATTAACCGCAGTCAAGCGTACAACCTCAAGCTGAAATATTCAGCAGACCCTGAGAAGTACAGAGCATAAAAGGTAATGACTTATGTCTACAGGTAACAACACTAGCAACACGCAGGCGCTAATTGTTTCCGAGATTTGGGCAGACGAGATTGAAGATATTCTTCATGAGAAACTACTAGACGTTAACATCGCTCGCGTAGTTGACTTCCCAGACGGCGACAAGCTAACTATCCCATCTGTGGGTACGCCTGTTGTACGTTCTCGTCCTGAGCAGGGCGACTTCACGTTCGACAACCTAGATACTGGTGAAATCTCTATCATCCTACGTGATGAGGTTTACGCTGGTAACGCAATCTCTAAAAAGCTACGTCAAGACTCTCGTTGGATTTCTAACGTGGGTGCGATGCTTCCAGCCGAGCAAGCTCGTGCAATCATGGAACGCTATCAGACAGACTTGCTAGCTCTTGGTAATGCACAGTTCGCTGGTCAAAACGACCCTAACGTAATCAATGGTGTTCCACACCGATTCGTTGGTACTGGTACTGACCAGACTATGGATGTCACAGACTTCTCTCGCGTTAACTACGTGATGACTCAGTCTAAGATGCCAATGGGCGGCATGATTGGTATCATCGACCCATCTGTTGCACACCACTTAGAGACTATCACTAACATCTCTAACATCTCGAACAACCCTCGTTGGGAAGGTATCGTTGAATCTGGTATTGCACCAGACATGCAATTCGTTCGCAGTGTATACGGCATTGACTTGTTCGTATCTAACTTGCTAGCGGATGCAAACGAAACCATCAACGCTGGTGGTGATGCTCGTTCTACTACAGCGGGTAAATGTAACATGTTCATGAACGTAAGTGACATGGGCTTGCTACCATTCGTTGTGGCTTGGAAAGAAATGCCAACCACTAAATCGTTCATCGACGATTACAACGATGACTTGAACACTGCGACTACAGCTCGTTGGGGTAACGGTCTAGTTCGTGATGAAAACCTTGTTTGTGTTCTAGCGAACGCTGACAAAGTGACATTCTAATAGGAGCCTGATTATGTCTCGTGAATCAATCACAGCAGGTTCAACAGCAGGTGGCACTCGTCGTGCCGCCACTCACTACGGTCGCCGTGTTGAGGAAGGTGCTAACATTTCTGTCTACCATGTAGATGGTAATGTGTTCCGTCAGGAAACCACTTTCAAATTCGACCAGCTACCGACTGCTACGTTGGACCAATTGCATCAAGCAATCCCAGCAGGTTCTCGTGTGCTATCAGCTACGCTGAAAACTCACGTTGACTTCACAGCAACTACCGCTGTATCGCTAAACATCGGCTTGCAAGAGCGCGATGGTACTGAGGTAGACAACGACGGTCTGTTCGCTGCATTGGCATTGCCATCAGCTAACGACTTCGATGACGGTGCAGGTGCCCTAGTGGGTGCAGGTACTGGTCTAACAGTTGACGCTGTAGTGGTCGTAGTACCTAACGTTGACGACTTGCTAACTGGCGAAGCTACTTTGGTAGTGGAGTATGAGAAGGCTGACGACCGTCAACAAGCTATGAATGGCTAAACACCATTAACATCGCTTATACTAAAGGGGGCTTTATGCCCCTTTTCTTTTAGGAGCAAATACTATGACAGACCATGTAAACCTACTTGACTCTGAACTGCATGAACCAAAAGGTATGCAGGTATTGACAGGTGGTGCCAGTGACGTTGGTAAGGTGGTAGTGTCCAAAGGTGATGGTACTACCGAGACACGTAAGCTAGACATCACAGAGATTGAAGGTGCAGAGAGCATCCTGTTAAGTGGTGCGTACTTCGATGACAACATGGCAACCGCCACTGTTGACGTAGCTACTGAACTTAAAGAGTCCTACCTCATCGGTGCTGCACCTACTCAGGTGATTCAGCTACAACTCCCTGACCCTGCGGTGTATGCAGGCGCACCTATTACGTTAAAACGTTTAGATGCTAACCACGGTGATGGTAGTGAAGTGAAGTTCATCCCTAACGCATCCGAGACTATCGAGGGTGCCAGTGAGCTAGCTATCACACTACAGAATACATCTATTGTGGTTGTATCAGATGGTACTGACTGGCACATCCGAGCAGACATCTACCCTGTTAAGTTCAAGCATGGGTGGTTCAATTACAATGACCTCGCCACTCAGTCAACACCTATCAACCATACAGGTGGTGTAGACACCAAGCTGACTAATGATGCGTTAGGTCCAGCTACGCTAGTGCCATACCCGCCAGAGGGTGTGACCAAGGTGTGGGACGCTACGACTAACCAATTCGATTTCACTGAGCTAGTCAATGGCGATACAGTGGACATCCGCTTGGACCTAGAGATTACCACCACATCTGCTAACCAAGAGATTACGGTGTACATCCTGCTAGGTGTGGGTGGTACTACTATCAACGTACCTATCATTGGGCGCATCGTTAAGACAGCGGGTGCTAACCGCATCGTTCAGTTCTCAAGCGTATTCATGGGTGGTGACAACACTCGCTTGAATCCAGCAGAGCTTTACATCTCCTCACCAAGCAACGCTACGGTGAAGGTGAATGGCTGGTACAACCGAATCATCGGTGTTAACCCTACCTACTAAGGAGGAGCTATGGCAGCTAGAAAAGGTGCAGTCAACCGTTTCACCCCAGTACGTGGGTGGGTGACGGAAGGCAACCTAGCTAACTATGGACAAGACGTAGCCCTTGATGTAGAGAACATGGACATCGAGAAGACAGGGCTTACTCAGCGTCGCTTCGGTTTATTTGCCGAGACTTCGTCTGAACAGTTCCTGTCTACCTTCACAGCTACAGCCCGTGCTCGTGGCTTGCTTGCCGTTAAAGAATGGCGTGAGGCTTGGGGTGACAAAGATGTCAACATGCTTATCTTCCATGCTGGTTATAAGGTTCATGTGGTGCAGGATACGGCTCCGTTACGTGATGCTAACATCCTACTCACCATCGACCTACTGGAAGCAGGCATCAAGCTTGACGGTGTAATCGACAGCCCAGTCCACATCTCTGTAGGTGTGGGCTTTGCTATCATTACCAACCCTCGCATTGAGCCAGTGCTCATCAAGCTGGACGACGTAGACGACGAAGGCGTACCTACGCTGTCGTATGAACCTCTTACTCTGTTGATTCGTACCCGTGAGCTATTGACCCCATACACTACTGGGACCAACTACGGTGATACGCTGACACCAGAGGAGGAGTGGAACCTGTATAACTCAGGCTGGGCTACCATCACTCGTGCCACCAAGGACAAGTCAGGCTCCGGTACGGTGTATGTCAACCCAGTGCAATACTACTTCGACAAGCGTGGCGTATACCCTAGCCACTCAGTGTTGTACAACTCAATGAAGCAGGAGAGTGCGAAAGAGATTGTAGCTCTGAACGTGTTCTCACCTTGGGCTGATGAGAAGATTAACTTTGGTACAACCACCCCACCATTGGGGCGCTACATCCATAGTGCGTACTACTTCGACTCAGCAGCTATCCTGAGCTTAGGCATCGGTAACTTAACCCCGCCTACCTCAGATGGTACTACCGAGGGTAGTGGTCCTGCCGAGGAGGAAATCTCCAACCCAATCGGACTGGACAACATTGGTACAGTGAACAACCTCAAGTTGATTGCTGAGGGTACTGTGCGCTGGACAGTTAAGGACCGTCCTCGCTGCTCAGGCTATCACAATGGACACGTCTACTTTGGCGACCGTGATAAGAACGGTAAGACTCGTATTCTTGTTAGCCAATTGGTGAACAGCTTGGACAACATCCCTAAGTGTTTCCAAGACGCAGACCCTACGGCTGAGGAGATTAACGACCTCATCGCAACAGATGGATTCACCATGTACCCAGTGGGTATGGGTGCACCTATCACAATGGTTGAGTTCAACAAGCGATTGCTATTGCTTTGTACGAATGGTGTGTGGGCTATCCGTGGCACATCAGGTGGCGGTGCAACTGCTACTGACTTCACCTTGGATAAGGTGGCATCGGTAGAGTTCAACAGTCCACAGAGTGTGGTGGATATTGGTACAGCGATTGTGTTCTGGTCAGAGCGAGGCATCATTGCCATCGGTGTGAATGACTTCGGTGATTTGACATCGAACAACCTGACTGAGAATACCATTGATGAATACTACGATTCACTGGACCGCGACATCATCAAGAATGTGAAAGGTACTTTCATCAACGATGAGAACCGTGTGTACTGGGTGGTGCCTAACAAGCAGGACAGCAACGGTGAGTACAAGACTGACGGTGAGTTAGTGCTCGTGCTTAACCTCGACACTGGTGGTTTCTATAAGCACACAGTGAGCGGTGGTCCATTGCTCCATGCTCCGTTCCGTCGATTGGTGAACACTCGTGCTGAGGTGAGTATCCCTATCACTGAGACAGACGGCACTGTCATCACTGACACATTAGGCGACCCTGTAACTGTGACCCGTACTGTCACCACAACTGGTGTAGATGGACTAGCTTACTTCGCGTCGTTCGATGATGGGGTGAATGGTCAGTTCAACTTTATTGCTGAACATCAGCCTTGGGGCTTTGCTGACTGGGCTAACGTGCCTAACATGACACGTGTGAACTACTCATCCTACGTGGACTTTGCCTATGAGTACCCAGAGGTGATGATTGGTAACATCTCGCTACCATACATCCACTCGTACTACCTAACAGGCATCCGTGTTCAGACAGAGCAGTACACCACAGAGACAGCACACCTATCGTTCCATCGAGTGCAGGCACACCAGACTACAGCACTAGGTACTGTGACGTTCCACAAAGTGGACATGATGGTGAGTACAGGTATGCAGGTTATCTCGTTCCATAAGGACGACTTGCTACGTACTGAGGCTGTGACACTGGTGAACCCTGACGCTGAGACAGGGGATGCTACAGGCTGGACTGTGACAGCAGGTACATTAGATGTGCGTACCGCTGCACCACTGTATCAAGGCTCGTACTACTTCTGGTCAGACAGCAATGCTAACTTCGCTGCATACCAAGATATCGACCCAGTTGGTGGCGGGTACATCACAGCAGGTGAGCTGGCTAATAACGTCATTGAGGCTAAGCTAAGCTGGGCTGCACGTGGTAACACTGACCTAGGTACTGTGTACATCGAGTGTTTGGATGCTATCGGTACAGTGCTGGCATCTACCGACACTACCCGTTTCTCAGGGCATGACACATGGACCCGTTATGGTGATGCAGTTGTGCTGCCTACTGACACCGACACTATCCGTGTCTGGATTGTAGGTACGCTAGTAGCAACGAATGATGTAAACTATTACGTAGACGACATCCAGTTGAATCTGGAAGTACACAATGTTTAGGAGTGAGTAATGGCTATCTTAGATTTTAATACAGGTATCCAGATGGGATTGGTGGGTGACACAGCAGCCGTAGATGGTAAGGGCACCACCGATGCTAGTAAGATTGGGCACCGAGTCCTTGAGGGTTTCCTCATCGACCGAGTGAACCATCGAGATGAAGTAGCGCACTTGACTTGGACATCCCGCAATGAAGTGTGGGTGTCTTGGTACATGTGGCAAGAGGAGTATGACTTGAACGCAGGGCGTGATGGTCGTGCCGTGATTGCATTCCGTGGTATTGATGCTAGCGGTAGTGAGGTGTACTGGGGAGCTATTGATGGACAGGCTGGTGCATCTGACCGTACCGCATCGTTCTACCTGTATGGCGCAGGTGAGAGTCCATCGGATACATCGTCCGGTACATCCATCATTCAGAACATCGACTTGATGCCATACGATGGTGTGCGTTCTCGTGTAGACGTGCATGTTAAGCTGGACAATGTGAACGGTGAGGTGGATGTGTACATCAACCAGAACTTGGTTGGTAGCTTTGTAGGTGACACTATCCTCAACCCTGACCTAACCACAGTGAGTAACTGCCACTTCGGTATGTTGGGTGAGTACATCTCAGGTCTGGTGTCTAAGAACAACGACTGTATGTTCAGTGCTGCCTTTGCAGCAGATGAGAGCACTGTGCCAATCACTATGGTTCAGAGTGAAGTGAATGCGAATGGTACACTACAGCAGATGACAGGTGACTACACCGATGTCAGCTTGCTTGGTGACTGGGATGATGCGACTAAGGTGACAGCGGATGCCGCTGGTCAAACATCTACGTTCGGTAAGTCAGCATTGCCTGCGCAATATCAAACAGGCTATGAGCTGATTGCCGTGGGTGTGAACTCACGTACTGCCGTAGCATTGGACTACACAATTGCATCGCTAGCTCACGTGCTGGACAACGGCACCACTGTGAAGGAAGGTACGGAAATCCCATTGGATGACCTATTGCAATACCGCAAGACCATCTTCCACACAGATGCAGATGACAACCCGTGGACTGCCACAGCGTTTGATGCAACTCAGATTGGATTGAAGGCTAAACTATGATTCCATCAGACAACCACAGTTCCTTAATGACAGCGAGCTTTGACTGGTCAATCGACAGTCGTACTCGCAAAGTAACCACACAGCAGGAGGCGTACAAGTATGACTCTCGTCGCCTTGCTCAAGGTGGTGCTGAATCCGCATACCCATACGAGGTGGTAGATACTAAGCTTCGTATTCGTGGACAGGGTCGCGCAGTGCGTATCCGCTTCCAATCAAATGGGGGTAAGGACTTACGCTTGCTGGGCTACTCTATCCTCGGTGTGGACTTCGGTGACTCGGAGGGTAACAGCTAATGCCTAAACGTACACTACTACAAATCGTTAAGAAGATGGCACAGAAGACGGGGTCAGATGAAGTGACCTCTCTGTCTGAGGATTCCATCGAGATTCAAGACATGGTCGATTGTGCATTGGAGGTGTTGGAAGACATCATCTATCGCAATGACTGGGAGTTCTTGAAGGACCGCCCTGCTCAGCTTGAGGCTGGCACTAATGCCATTGAGCTGTCCATCCCTGACAACGTGCGTAAGATTCAAACCTTGCGCTATCGTTACGAGGATGCAGGTGTGCAGAACTGCTTCCGTACCTTGCGCTACATGTACCCACATGAGTTCATGGAACGCTTGCAGAACAACAAGCCAACGGACCCAGATACCACAACTGTGACTATCAATGGGGTGGAGTTGTATCCGAAGACTAATCGACATCCACGTTACTGGACATCCTTTGATGAGCAGAACGTAGTGCTTGACAGCTATGATGCAACGCAGAACCCAACGGGGGTTGACGCGACAGACTCAGCAATTATTGCTACACTGTACCTAGACTTCACAGGTAGTGATGCAGACTCATGGGTAGCCCCTATCCCAGAATCTCTATTCACACTGTGGGAGCAAGAAGCAGTAGCGGAAGCCTTTGTGCAGTTCCGCCAAACAGAAAACCCTAGAGCTGAGCGCCGTTCCCGCCGCACGTATGTACAGCAGATTAAGAAAGAGCCTGTCACCCATAAGGATGAAGGCAGTGATGAGGTAAACTATGGACGATAGACGTTTCAACCGCCAGAAGAAAGCACGCGAGACTAAGATTGGTACTGACAGCACAGGGGCTGAATACTGGCTAGTCCCGTTTAGCGAAGCTAAGGTCGGTCATCGTAAGTTCGTTATCCGTAACAGCAAGAAGCAGGTGCCTGTCCAACTGCAAGGTATGTTCACCGATGCAGCTACAGCAGAGCGCGTGTACAAAGCTTACATGGACCAGAGCAAAGCGAAGAAGAAAGCACCAGCCAAGGCTGAGGCAGACGCTGAGTAAAAGTAACTTTCAAATAAACTAGGGGCTACGATGGTAGCCTCTTTTTCTTTAAGGGAATGACTATGCAGATTATGAGAGCGACAGTGGATTGGTTCATTGACAATGGTGGTCCGTCATTAGCTATGGCGCATCTTGAAGAAGCAATGCCAGTGACGGCAGAGAAGAATGAGTTCCGTGAAGTGGACTACGCGATGTACGCAGAGTTGGAGATGAGCGGTAGCTTGTTAGTGCTAGTCGCCATTGATGATGAGAACAACAATGAGTTCGTCGGCTACGTAGTAGGCACTGCATCCCCGTCTATTCACAACCGTGGCTATTTTGAGTTTAGTACCACTGCGTTTTATACTGTACCTCACGTGAGAGAACAGGGTGTAGCCCGTCAACTCTTTGAAGCTTTGCAGGCAGTGTGCCGTCAGAGCGGTGTGACTGAGATTAACTACTCGGTCAGTGAAGGACAACCTATGACCCATGAGGTAGTCAAGAAGTTAGGACTAATCAAGTCCGAGACAATGTACTCAATGAAGGTGAAGCATGAGTAAAGCAGTACGATTTATTGGTGGCGCGGTTCAAGTAATCGCGGGTATCTACACTGCCAACCCTGCACTGATTGCCTCTGGTGTAGGTTCCATCGCAGGTGGTATTGCCGAGCAGAAGCGTGAAGACGCAGCGAAGCAGGCAGTACAGGAGCAGCGTAAAGCTGTAGCCATCAACAATGCACAACAAGCAATTCAACGACAACGGCAGATTCGACAAACCATTGCAGAGGCTCGTGTCCGACGAGCATTGATTCAATCCCGTGGCTTCGAAGGTGGACCAGCAGGTGCAGGCGACAGCATCTATGGAGATGCAGCCTCAGCTATTGGCGCAGCTAATACTCAACAAGCAGCAGCCTTCGGTATCTCAGCAGCACGTAACCGTGCAGCAATGTTCGGACTAGAAGCACGTAGCTCTAACAGCTTCGATGCGTTCGCTGGTGCAGCCAACTTGTTTGGTCAAGGATACACAGCGTACAAGGGCGGTAGCTTCGAAGGTCTGTTCGGCAGCGGCACCGCTGACACAGGTCGTACATCTGACTTTGGTCGAAGTGGTAACAATAGCGCGAACTTCCTTGAGTTCGGTGGAGCAGTGAGTGGAGGTCGCTAATGGCTGGCGAACTAAACCTAGACACATATCAAAAACTACTAGCTGAGGACAATGCACCGGAGCCTAGCTTAGAGAGCTACATGCAGATGCTTAATGCAGCTCCGCCTCGTGGTCCAGTGACCGATGCTCGTTACACAGGGCAGGCAGCTATGATTGCTGGCAACCCATACGAGATTGAGTCGCTTGCTATGGCAGCAGCTAGCGGTGACACCAAGCTATACCGTAGCCAACAGGCTATGAGCTGGTATGATGACCGTGTCCATGACGCACATACTCAGTTACAGCAGACACAGTTCGGTAGTGCAGAGGCTATGCTTGGCGCAGCTCAGCTACAGTCTGAACGTATCCGTATGCTCCAAGATGCTAAGAGTCACCCACTTGCAGACGAGGTGGCTTTCGCTACTAACGCTGCATACAAGGGCGACCCAGAGGAAATCACACGAGCAGCAGTGGATGTGGCATTGGCTAATGAGATTGGTGAGCTTGCTGAGAGCACAGGTATCGGTGAGAAGATTGCCGAGTTCGGTTCATTCCTCATCCCGTTCAAGTACGCAGCAGACATCGCTGACATCAATGAACAGATTAGTGCCAACCCACAGCTAGCCGAGCTAGCAGGGGAAGACCTAGAGACTGTCGTTGGTGCATGGAAAGCTCTGCCACCAGAGCGTCAGCTTGCTTTGGTCAAGCCGTTGAAGGAAGCCATCATGAAGGCTACCGCTTCGTTTGGTTGGACAGATGGTAACGCCACAAAGACAGCAGGCTTGCTTGCTCAGTTCTTTGAGGTGGACCCAGCAGCACAGATTAACTCTGAGTTCGCAGAGGACATCGTGTTTGGTGCTATTGACGTTACACCTATCGGTGCTATCCGTGGCTTGAAGCCAGTGGAGAAACTACGTCACGCTAAGATTATCCGCAAGGTGGCTGAGGATGCAGTGGCAGACACAAGCGCAGCTAAGGTTGCAGCTCGTGCAGGTGATAAGGAGTCAGCAGCCAAGCACACTGTGGCATCCCTAGTGGATGACAACACAGCGGCAGCATTGGGTACTACCCGTGATGATGCAGCAGCTAGTGCGCTACCGCTTGAGACTAGCGAGTGGTTCACTCGTGTACTAGATGATGACGAACTACCAGCAGCAGTGGCAGATGAGATGAACAACATGTTCGCCATCGCCAATGGCTTTGCTCGTACCTTGAAAGAGGAATCGGGATTGATGCAGGTAGGTTTGCTGAACCGTTCGGAACGTAACCAAGTGGTCCAGTCTTTCTTCGAGAAGATGGAGGATGTAAGCGAGGAGTACCTAACCGAAGGCTTGCACATGGACAACTTGAAGTTGGTGGATGAAGACGCGAAAGGCTTCACCTATCAGTACACACTGCGTGATAAGTCACGTCCAGTGGCTGAGGGTGAGAAGGAACGTCTCATTGTTCGTAGTGGTAAGGTGAAGTTCAGCATCAACGATGTGACTGGTACTTACTCTGCGACAGTGGAAGGTGCATCAGCTCAGAACTTCTTCGGTAACATCCTATCACCAGCAGCATGGTCACGTCGTACAGCAGAGGGTGACTTCAACTTAGAAGTGAAACGAGCACTGCAATCAGACGACTTGGCAGTGGCGTACCAAGATAAAGTGGGTGCGTTCTTGGACTGGGCATCTGAGCCAGTGGCAGGACTTACCCAAGGGAAAGCGCGTGAGCGTGTATCTGCCGTGCTTCAAGCAGGTGATGAATGGGTGAACCCAGCTACACAGGTAGAAGGCACTGTGTTCTCGCCTACGGAGCTAGCAGCGGGTGTTAATACACCCCTAGGTAAGATTCACTTGACCGACCCACGTGAAGTGGAAGCGTACTACCGCTACCGATTGTATGGAGACGCTACGTTCATCAACGAGGACTTTGTCCTACGTCGTGAGAAAGAACTAGCAGGCATGAAGGATGTCAAGCTTCAAGGGCTAGAGGATGGCGGTCGCGCAATTGGTAAACCTTTCGAGGACTTGAGTTCCGCACTTGGTAGCGTGCGCGATAAGCGTGGTCAAGGGGTGTGGGATTCTAAGATTGGACGTACAGTAGACATCACCGATGACTATGTGCGCAAAGTGTATGATGAAGGGGATGTACTGGTTCGACTAGAGAAGGACTGGAACACCAAGGGTACTGGTGAGCTGGACTTGTCCGGTGAGTTCGTGCAGTACGCACGTGTGCAGAAGGATGCTATCAGTGAAATGCCTGACCGTATCCTAAACTACCGCTCTGGTTACGTGCCTAAGATTAACGAGGCTCGCTTCGTTGTATCTCAACGTATGCCTAAGATTGCCCGTGGTCGTCCTAACCTAACAGGCTCTCAAGCACTGCGTGCATTCGATAGCTTGTCAGATGCGAAGCTGTTCCGTGAAGAACAGATTGCTCGTTGGATGGAGAAGCATGGCACTGACCGTGCGACAGCAGAACAAATCTTCCCAGAGGTGGACCTACTAGATGAAGGTCTAGGAGCTGCCCGTCTTGAGGAAGCAGTGGGCGCACACACTGGTCTGTATCATGGTACTCGTTCGAAGGACAAACTACTGTTCGGTCTATCTGGACAGGAGCTATCACGAGTGAATCCACTTGAGGCGTTCCAACGTCACAGTAAGCACTTGGGTGCATTCATCTCTCAGAACGAAGTACGTATCGGACGTGAGAAGCGTTGGCTTAACACAGTACGTCAGGAGTTCCCTGACATTCCTATCCGTGGCTTTGAGGATACACCACTGCCTAACACTCCGAAGGGTAAAGCAGCAGAGCGTGTACGCCGTGTCATCCGTGAATGGAATGGTATCCCTTCTCGTGAGGAGGAACTATCAGATGCAATGTGGCAACGCCTACATGACTGGGCTTTGAATGGTGCACGTCGCTTTGGCTACGCAGACAAAGAGAGTGTCAAGTCTATCCAGTGGCTGCGCAGTAATGACCCATACGCTGTCATGAAAACCATCGTGATGCACAACTTACTGGGTGTGTTCAACATTGCTCAGCTATACACACAGGCTTCGGCTATGTCTGTAGCTCTAGGTAAGTTCCCAGCTAAGTTCGCACCTCGTGTCATCAACGACACAGCGTGGATGCACGTGCTGGATAACATCGTTGACGATAAGATGCTTGGTAAGGTGTACAACATCCTGTTCAACGGGAGAGCAATTGATGAAACTACGAAAGCTACTTACGATGCTTTCCGTCGCACTGGACTTAAAGAGGCGGTGTTTAATAACTCGGATATGGCTCGTATTGGTTCTCACGGTCTTGGGGTTACTCGTCGCATTATTTCTAATGCTGACAATCTTTCTCTTATGTTGTACCGCAGCGGTGAGCTGGCTGCTCGTCGTGCTACCTTTGCGGCTGAGTTCCAAAACTGGATGCGCACAACTGGGAAGAAAGTTCCGTCAGACCTTGAGCTGTCTGAAATTCTGGAAGAAGTGAACAAGGACTTGCTAGAGCTTGGTCCTGCCAACCGTGCCTACTGGCAAGGTGGTCGAGGTACAGGTGATGTCCGTCAGTTGATGGGCGTAGCTACTCAGTTCATGCAGGTTGGTGCCAAGACAATGGAACTGGCAGGTAAAGGACTGGGCGGTGTGAACCGTGGTGGTTTCACTAACCGTCAGAAAGCACGCATCTTCCTGTCACAGCTAGCCATGTTTGGCGCAGCAGGTGTACCACTAGGTGGTTTGATTACTCAGGCTATCACATCAGGACTAGGCATTGAGCAGATGCCAGAGGAAGCAGCAGAGCTAGCGAACCAAGGCTTTGTTGGATTCGGTGCTCGCCTAATGCTAGGTGATGTGGAAGTGAGTGACCGCTTTGCACTTGGTGCACAGACTACTCAGATGTTAGAGGACATCATCACTTCGGATGACCCGCTATGGATTAAGGCACTAGGTCCAGCAGGTAGTGGTGTGTTCGGTCGTGCGTGGGATGCAATCCAACAGCTACGTCCACTGATGAATGCTGACTGGGGACACGAAGGTGTAGTGACAGAGGATGGGCTAATGCTCGCAGCATCTGTGCTAGGTGAGATTCCTTCTTCCGGTCGTAACTGGGTGAAGTATTGGATGATGAAGAACCACCATGCAATCATTGACCAACGTAAGCGCGTGTTGATTGATGCTAGTGATAAGGGAGGCTTTGATTCTCGCACTGAGCTAGGTCGTCTGCTAGGCTTTACACCAACAGCAGAACAGAACATGCGTATGCTACAGCTAGACCAGAAAGCCGTGGATGAGATGGTTCAAGACTACGCTAACTACCGTGTGCAACTACTGCATCGAGCTATCTGGGAGTACAAGCTAGACCCTCAGACAGTGGTGGCAATTGAGGAAGCACACAAGGTGATGGACCGTACCATCCCTGACTACGTCAAGACTAAAGGTCGTGAGCTAGTGAACAAACGAATCTACGGACCTCGTCAAGAGTCGAAGGAAGATGAGTTAGTTAAGAAGTTCCTACAGCGTACAGCACCAGATAAGATTTCTGAGGACTTCATCTTAGACAGTAATGCTGAGTTAAGCACCTCAGTGAAACCTATTAGCCAACCGTTCCGTAACATCTTGGGCGGTTCTCAAGTCCCACAGGAGGATGAATAATGGCAGGCGGTCCTTTCCAAACAAGCGGCAATAATGCTGGCGACCTAACACCTGTTAACTTGCAAGGGGGCTTCACACCAGTTGCCCCTAAGTCTAACGATGCGGTTAATGCGGTGGAGTCTGTGACACAAGCGGTGGGTACTATCGCCACGCTAAACACAGAGCGACTAAAGAAAGAGTCGGTTGCTAACATTCGTCAAGAAGTGAAGGCAGTGCGTGATGCACTACAGATTAGTAAGTACCCTACTCTGCAAACCACCTACTTTAGTGAGGAGGCATTGCAAGACCCGTACATCAAGTCTGTGTACAAGAACTTCCAAGAGATTAAAGGTGCGACAGACCAAGGCAGATTGTCCCAAGAGTTCGCCATCGAACGCATGGAGGCACTGATGTCTCAGGCTATCAACCGTCGTCCTCAGTTCGCTGATGACATCCGTAATGCTGCCAACACAGCAGCGGGTGCAAACATCTCAAGCAAACTGTTCAGCCAAATCATGACACTCACTCCTCAACAGAAAGCACTGCAAGAGCTACAGGCTGAGGCTACCAAGCTGGGTATCCCAGTCGAGACGTACCAAGGCATGGTGCAACAACAGTTCTTCCGCGAGCAAATGTCTGAGCAGATTGAGTACGCTAAGAAACAGGGCACTGCGTCATTGAATGACCTATCACAACAGGTGGGACTAGAAGTGACCAACGTCACCCGTAACCTACAGAATGGATTGCTTGAACGTATCCGTGCTGGTGGTGTGGTAGATGTACCAGTCACTGTGGCTGAGGCACGTCAAGAGTTCACAATGCTACGCAACAAGGTGTTGTCTAACATCCCAGCTAATGTGCCAAGCTCTCAAGTGTCCCAAGTAGTGGACATGATTGATGCAGAGGAACAGCGCATCATCACTCAGATTGAGAACGGTACTATGGCCAAGGTGCTACAGACTAAGGGTACATTGTTTGAGGAAATTGCTAAGGACAATGCGCGTACTAACGCACCGGATGAGATGCAGATTCTTGCTATCTTCGGCAATGGTCAGTCAGGCTATGCAGCCGTGAACGACTACACCAAGTACAAGAACAACCCACAAGCTATGGCAGGTTTGTATGCAGTGGATGAGGGTGGTGTGCTTACTGTAGCGTCAGCAGCTACTCAGCAGTTCAAGGCAGGGCAGATTCTGTTCCAAGGTAAGCAGGCAGCAAACGACCAAGAGCGTCGCTTAGCAGGTTACTTCGGCGGTATCTTCCTACAGAAAGACGTGAACCAACAGGGTGAGAACCCAACACCTCCACAGCAAGTGCTACGTGTGGTGGATGTCGTGTCTAAGATGGGCGAGGAATACTCAACAGCTACGCTAGGTGATGCCAAGGTAGCCGCTAACCTACGTGCGTACAAAGAGACACACCCGCAGTTGATTAACCACTTCAACAGCGATGTGCATTCCTTGAAGCGTCAGTACCAACAGCTAAAAGCTGAGGGTGCATTCACTGATGAGAACGTACAGATTAAGAATGGTCGAGTTAGTGTGACAGGTAACACCATCGTGAGTCAGTTCGGGGCAGGTAGTTCCAACCCAGCTAACATCACTGGCGGTACTGGTAGCATCACAGCTATCCAACGTTTCCTACGTCATGCCAACCTAACCATGAAGATGGGTCAGACATATCAAGGTAACGGAGTGTTCCCTGAGTCTGTGTTCCGTAACTCCAATGCGTTCTTGAAGGACTTGAAAGATGCAACGGATGTAGAACCAGCAGACTTGACAGGAGGCACCAATGGACAAGACGAAGTTATTCGTTATGACTTTGATGGTAACGGCAAGCTTATTCGTTTGGAGTAAACAAGATATGCCACAGGTAGAATTTCGAGGACAACGATTCTCCTTCCCAGAGGGAGCAACCGAAGAACAGATTAGTGGCGTGCTCCGTGACTACATGGAGACACAGCCTACAGCCAATGGGATGTCTACTCCTGACCGCAGTGCGGCTATTCGTACTGAGAATGGATATGCTCCGACTGAAAGTTACTTTGGTGAAACAATGGATGGGGAAGAACCTAAGCTACAGGACGTGCCTAAGTTAACAGCCGAACAGCGTCGATTCGCTGAGGCTATTGCACAGGTGGAAACTGGTGGGTTAGATAACCGCTTCATCCGAACCAAGGTAAAACCCAACGGAACGGCGGCTGGTAGCTCCGCATACGGGACTTATCAGATTACGCATGGGTTACTATCAGGTTACTTGGACAAGGGCGTGGTGAAGCTTACAGAGCAGGAGAGAGCTGCCGCTGAGGAACTACTTCGTCGCCAAGAGATTGCATTGACAATCGGTGGACGTGACCGTGCCAAGTATCAGAAGGGTGGTATCTACCAATCGCAGGGTGTGCGATGGGCTAAGGCGTATGGGTTTGAGAATGTCGATGAGTTCCTAGATGCTTTCGATTATGGTGGTACACTAGGACTTGATGACGATGCAGAGTTCCAGACTCTGTATGAATCGTTCGCACGTAAGATGCTGAACAAACATCTGGACGAGGCAGGGGGCAACCCATTCAAAGCTGCTCGTATCTGGCATGGTGGACCGAAGGGTGCAGGTGCTACTACTGATAACTACGAACGTAAGGTGAGACGTATTTATGAACAAGGTAATTAAGAAAGGTATCTGGTGGGTAGAGGTGAACAAGGATGGTAAGGAGACAGGGCGAGCAAGTCGCAAACGCTTTGAGCCGAAGCCAGAGCCAGAGGTTAAAAAGAAAGCAGCGCCTAAGAAGAAGGCAGCAAGTAAGAAGGATGAGGGGGAGCAATAGCTCCTCCCTTTTTATACATGGAAGATAGTCTCCTCAATCCCATCCTCATGCAGTAGTAGTGGGTCATTCCGATACTCGTTGATGATACTCTCAGCACGAGGCTCACTCATGAACTCGCCAAGTTCGAACAGGCTAACATCGACAGGCTTCATCACTTGAGAGCGGATAGCCAACTTGTCGTAGTCAGTTCTCACTTTCATCTCACGCATAAGAACGTCTTCCATCTTAGCACGCATACATTCCACCAGTTGAGCGACGACGTACTCGTCAGGCACTGTGCGGTAGCTTTTCACAGGGTCGTGCATATGAGCAGCGTAGGTATCACCCAGCATAGCAAGGTAGCGTACCCCTCGCTCCATAAACACACGGTACTTAAATACAATCATTTGTGGTTTCTCCGTTTCACTGCGTCAGCAAACTCGCTGATGCTTTCCTGCTTACCACGCATGTGGTTCCACTTAATCTTCGACGGGACTGTCACACTATCAGCCACGTGGAGGACCGCTTGATAGAGTTCTTGCGAAGGCTCAGAGTTGATGGACTCAAGTATGTGTGCTTTGACAAGCTGCTTAGTGAGGAGTTGTGCGACACCTCGTAAGCTAATCGGTTCATCTGGATACTCTGCACAAACAACTGTATCCCGTAGTCTAGCTGCGTAACGAATCTCTCCGCTCGGAGCCACGCCATCATAAAAGCGAATAATGTTATCATTCATCTCCCCCTCCTAGCCCATGTGGTCAGGCAATGTATCACCATCCACTGGCTTTTTCGGTTCTAAGAAAGAAGGACTCCACTGCTCGATACGTCCACCTGTATTCGAGTCACGTTGCATTGCATACTCAATGGCACCCACTGCACTACAGCCGAAGTCCATCGCTGCGATAGCGAATGGAGCACCACTACCCACAGCATACGGATAGTTAATCTCTATCAGGTACACGTTCACGGGGTTAGGCATCTCGTTGTCTTCTTCCACTGCTAGGTGGTACTCATAGAATGCGTCGAACTCTTTGAGGTACACGATAGCCGCCATGTGGCGGGAGTCCGAGTTCATTAGTAAACCCAACAGGTCAGTGTTGGATTCAAATAGGTCACGGTCTTCCCAGTGTTTCACTGCATACTCGATGACAGCGGAAGGACCAGCCCCTGCAATCACATCACCATTAGGTGTGTGGTAGATTTTGGTAGTGCGGTCACAACAGATGAATCCATTGTGGTCTGTCTCACGTCCATCGGCAGCGATAGTGCCAACACCATTCGTGAAGTTTAATACGATAGTTGTCATAGGGTTCCCTTACGAAGAAAGGGGCACGAAGCCCCATGTCTTATTCTTTCTTACCACGGCGACGCATGTCTTCCTTCTGCAAGACTTCGTTCTTGATGATGGTTGGGTCAACCTCACGTTCTTTCAGACGCTCTTGCTTCTGTTCGAACTCCTCATCTTGGAAGCCCTGTTCCCAAGGACGTTTACCTTCGCGTGTTTCCGTGCGTTTCTTTAGGTCAGTCATTTTGACAATACTCCTGTACTCTAGTGAATGTATGTAAGAGGACGTACATTACTCTCCTCTCCTTGTCATAGGCTACTGGTTCTTCATCAGGCTCAAGGTCTAGTTTGGAAGCCTCAAGCTTATGCTCGAACCAAGCACGAGGGACTGCAAGTAGAGTCCATCCATCCTGTAACCCCTCTAGTATAGCCTCAAGAACTGGGTCGTCCATTAGTCTAGCCAGTCAGTGAGGGCACCAAGCACGCCATCGCCCAGCTCTACGTCCATGCCCACTTCTTCTTCAAGGTACTCGATACCTGCCGTAAGTGGTAGGTCATTAACCATGCAGAAGTAGAACAGGTAGATACCTACGCTGCGTGACTTACCTTGGTTACAGTTGATGAGGATAGTCTTACCTTCACTCTGTAGGTGAGCAATCAACTCAAATGCTTGGTCGAAGATAGCGCGAGGAATGAACTCAGGCTTAGGTGAGTCCACTAGGTTGTATGCAGTGAACGTATCACGATGGGCAACCAGATACTCAGGGTGGTCCTTCGGTGCACCACGTCCGGTGTAGCCAACAGCACGGCGGTGGTATGGCTCTTTAGCAGCATGGATACAGTAGCCGTTCTCGTGGTCAGCGTAGAACTCATCCACGTCTGCGTCGCATCCGATGTAGATGCCGTCTTGTACTTTAATCATCGAACTTCTCTCCGTATAGAGTAGTGTCACCAAACAAGTGGACTAAGCTACTTGCTGTTTTGTCACGTTTATTCCAGAAGACACCCACTGGGCCAATGTCAGCGTCACGTACAGCTAGACATTCCAGTTCATCGCCCACCTTCCAGTCACATAGAGGTGCTTCGTCCTCTACATCTGCCGCTAGTAGCACGTAGGTCTTGCCTACTTCTGGCACGTATAAGTCACTCATTACTTCTTCTCTCCCTTAGTACGAGCGTTCATCAGCATGTAATGCTTAGCCGCTGCTACTGTGTCATGGACGGTAGTCTCTTGAGTGTTACCATTACCGTCTGTCTTCCATGTGACGTTACGTTCACGATGGACCTTACCGCCCTTACAGGCGGCATGTGCATTAGGGAACTTCATTACTTGTTATCCTTAAACTCTGCGTACTCCTCAAGAATCATCACGAGGTCGTACATGTCTGTCTTGTCCAGTGTGAACTCTTGGTCCACATCACCGTCACCGATTTCGTTGTAGTTCTCAATGAACTTCTCGTAGTCGAAACCAGCAAGCAGTAGTTCTACCACTGTACGCATCTTGGCTTGGCTGAATGCCTTCGGCCCAGTACCACGTACACGAGCACTGCCACCTTTGTTCTCATTCTTCTTGATGAGATGTTGCAGGTGAGCAAGGGCACCATCACCGTGCTTGGTGATAGCTTCCACTGCCGTAGTACCTGAGATGACATCGTCCTTTACAAGCTGCTTGATTTCTTCGCAAGCGTCGGCGAGGCACAGCTTGTTGTTGACGGCGGTACGGCTAATACCAAGGCGCTTAGCAAGGGACTCAGGCGTGTAGTTACCAGACTTCTTGATGTCAGCAATGACCTCAGCATCTTGCAAGAAGGTAAGTGGTAAGCCTGATGTACTCGCTCGCATTGTAACCTTGCGGTCTGCTTCGGAGCCTTTCCATTCTTTGACGAGGAGTGTTTCATCTTCGAATCCCTCTTGTTCAATGAGTTCTTCCTTCGACGTGTAGCGATGGAATCCCTCGATTACCCACGGCACACCATCACGCATCTCGACTAGCACAGATGGTATGTACTCGCCGTTACGCATTGAATGCTTCCAACGCTCGATGTGCTCGTCGTCACGTTCACGGATGTTCTCCTTCCAGTCACACTTGATGTGTGAGATAGGAATGCGGAACTCTTTCTGCAAGCAGGCACCATCGTCCTTGGTTGCGTTGTACACTCCGCTTAGTGAATTAGCTGTTCGTCCCATATTTACGCTCCGCTATATAGCATGTAAGTTTCACCCACACTCGCTCATCTCTGACGCGCCACCACTTGGCGTGCTCGTTCAGTTGGAGTAGTGAGTACGTTTGCCACCGATTGAGCAACCGCATCCAGTAGACACGGTTGTCTCGTAGTGGAATTACTGTGGCTTCGGTAGGTCCGTGCATAAGAGCACCACTTCTTCCGAGTCATTGGTCAATACAACGTAAGTGCCCACACCTTCTGCGGTAGGCTCATTGCATTTGTAGTTGAGGTACAGCACGAGGTTGTTGTGATACTCCGCCGCTGCGTCCTGTTGAATTGCCTCAACGTCACATGCCTTAGCACTGTTGAACATTGAGATGACGATGTATAGGATTGCGCCTACGATACCGCCTAGTAACCATCCTGATTTATCCATCTTGATTCTCCTTGAGGTAGTCCCAGTAGATAGCCTCACGCTGTGTTGCGTTACTACCATCAGGCAAGCCAAGCTTTGAAAGTAACTTGCGTTGTGGACCTGCCTTCTTCTGTTTGAACTCAGCGAATGCTTGGTACATAGGAACCTCCTCCCACGTACAGTCATATCGCTGCATGGTGTTCACCTTCTCGTGACACCCTTTACATATCTCACGGATGTCATCGAACCCAATCCATAGTTGGCGTGTCATCCATGCAATCATCTCCTCTTTCGTCTTGAACCCATACCCACCATCGAGGTGGTCCACTTGTAAGTGTGAAACAGGGAACCATTGCTCACATATCTCACAGCTCCTGAGCTTCTTCGTGCGAGGCGATAGCTTCACACCGATAGGGTAGCCTTCCTCAAGTGCTTTCTCGACGGCTACAGCCACCCTGCTTGCACAGTAGCGGTGTTTGATTGGATGACGGGACCATATCTTACGGATACCAGAGCGACAGAACTTCGACATGAAGGCTGTCTCATCCTTCCATAAGTCAGGTGCATCCTCCCACGGTTTACCGTTCGCCATAACTCAAGTCCTGTAGTCGTATAGCCCATACAGTGGGGAACCAACCATCTGTGTAGTTGCGCTTGCTAGCCCACATACCCCATCCCCAGTAGAGCCTGCCTTGGCAGATACGGGGGTAACGTCTGATATGTTTCTTAGTCATGCTGTACGTACCTCGCCTCACGTTTGATAAAACGGTAGCGCGATTCAATATCATACGCACCATTGATACCGTCACGGATGACTATCCAGTCCTCACGTAACTTCTCGATGTACTCTCGTACAGCTTTGCTTACCACTTCTTACCTCCCGCTGCATCACGTGCAGCTTTCATATGGTCAGGACGATGCTTGTTGTAGTTCAACTTGGTTGCCACAATCTGTGCCATGTCATACCCTTCTGCTTCAACGATGCGCCATGCCAACACAGCGGCACGTTGTAACTGGTAGTTCTGGAATAGATTGCCACGCTGTAGCCATGCCTCAGAGAGACAGGCGTGCAGGTTAGCCAAGTCAGTAGGACGGTCATCAGTGAGACTCCACTCAGAGATGCCGTCATCCCAACTAATGTTCTTCATACCCAAGTAGTCGAGGACACGGATGAAAGTGTCAGCCATCTCCACCACTAGCATTGGGAACTCAACTAGGTGTGTGTCCATGAGTAGCTTACGCAGACCCTCAACACCCTCACTCACTTCGGAGTGGAACAAGCAGGTGAACTGCGCAAAGGAACGAGGTTCATCATGCCAGCCCTTCTCTTTGTTCTGCTGATAGATAGCAGCCTGCGTAGTCTGGCAATAAGCTGCCAAGTCACGTAATGGAATCGGTTTAGTCATTCACAATCTCCCATTCGTTAGTGAACACTAGGCTCTGCCCTTCTTCGAACGGGTGCAGGGCATTTCTATTAAACTCACTCGTAAATCTGCCCACTTCCTTAGCCCCATCTTCATAGGATTTAAGTACCACCACTTTAGCGTCCGTGGTGCTTACGTGCTCTATCACGAGAACAACTCTGCCCATGTCAGTGGTGGCTAGGTAAGGGCACTTCACTTCCTTTCTAGGCTCGTAGGTGCCTTGGTCTATCTCTACTCGAATCATATCAGTCCTCCCAAACGAACTGTGTGTGGTGGTAGCGACGCAGGAACAACAGGTTTGCTGTCTCATACATAGGCAGTCCACCCTTTATGTGATTGTCTAGTACCGCTGTGAACTTTGTTCATGTGAGCGCTGTCCAGAGCATAAGCCGCACAGAACTTCTCTAAGTTAGTAAGCTGTACCTTCTCGCCTGTTGGCGACACGAATGTATATACCTTAGCTATGGCGTACTCCACGTTGTACTGCTGAGTGCACCACTCTAAGTTCTCTACATGATTGTGATGCGTGATAGCATCCTTATGATTAACCACACCCAAACCATCTGGATTAGGTATGAATGCTTGGGCTACTAACCGATGCACCAAGTATGTAGTACCTCCATCACCACGATATAGGCGCACCCTCCGATACCCTCGCTTATCACTGCACTCATAGATGCGCTTACCAGTACGCTTCGATACGACGTACCCTTGCGAATCTACTAAGTATCCATCGTAGCCCTCAATAGTTACTCTACCCATTCAAACCTCGTATGATGGTAACGTCTAAGAAATAGTAAGTTAGCAGTTTCTGTGAGCATCTCTTGCCACGTTAAATGAGTGATGCCATCTTCTGCCATGACACCGTCTGGGTATTTCTTCTGGTACTCGGAGGCTACGAACTTAGCCATGTCGTACTCAGTGATGAACTGCTCGATGGCTTTAGTAGCTGTCTTGATACCATAGCCACGTTGGTGCCTGTCACCAGACAGCCCCTTGATGTGGTCGATGCGGTCGCCCATCAGCATCTGGATGTACAGGTTGCGGCACGCTTGAAGCGGGGTGACGTAGAAGATACCTTCCTTCAACTTACCCGTGTTGCATTGGTAGCCTGCCACAGTGCGCAAGTCCTTATCACCAGAGAACACAATCACTCTACCCACCTCGTTACGGGCAGTAGCAGCGATGGAGTCATCGGCTTCCAGACCTTCACACACGTGAGCATGGAACTTGTCCACCATGAACTGACGGATGTCATCGTAGTAGACAGGCTTCTCCATGTTGTCACGGCAACCCTTGTACTTCTGGATGGTTGCATCCTCGTTACGCCACAGTGTGGCACCTTTAGTAAGGAACCACTTCTGCGGAGAGTGACGGGAGATAGCAGTGATTTGTTTCTTCTTGTTCTGCAAGATGAGACGACACTTGTCGAACTCCTCTATCCAGAAATGAATATCCACATCTGCTACCCGCTTCTCGAACTCAGGATGCTTCTTGCAATAGTCATTGAACTTAGACTTCTTGCTCCACTGCCCCAAGAATTTACCGTCCTTGTCGTATGCCAACGGTTCTCGGTGTTCAACAGAGAAACCTGCTGCGTACACGAACATGTCAGCATCCACTAATGAACGGCACTCCTTGAAGGGGAGCTTGTCCTTCACTGGTGTATCAGTGAGTGGCTCTTGTATATCTGCCATGTAAGGCAGTGGATTGATTAGCATGTTAGTCTTCCTGTCCTTCTTCTACACGCTGGAAGCCCATTGTTTCTAGCAGGTCATCAGTCACTTCAATCTGATTGCCTAACTCTAGGGCGTACATGTAGTTAGGATTCAAGCCATGAACGTTACCGTCTTGGCTACCTTGACGGGCACCGACACGGATTAGCTCTGCACCTGTAGCCCACATAAGATGGGCTGGACCCATAGTGTTACCGAACGCTTCGATTTCTACTGGTAGTTCCACGTCTGTAAAGAACTCGTGGTCTAGTGCGGTTACTGTTACTTTCATAGTGTTACTCCTCGTTGAGTTGGATTTCTTGGTCGGCTAGGCTGAACGGATACTCACCGTCAGCATCAAAGCCACCGCCAGTTGTGATGTCAGCATTGGCTACGCTATCTAAGCCACCTGCTGCAATGATGGATGCGCCTAGAACGTACACGTTGTCACCGTCTACACGTATCACGTCTACTACTACAGGGAACTCGATACCTTCTGTATCCCAGTAGCCCCCGCTACTCAGTAGTGTTGCTTTCATTGCTCTCTCCTTTCGGTAGGATTTCCCATTTACCAGTGCCGTCGTTCACGGCATGGTGAGTCTCCCCTAGACCCTTACGTTCGACAAAGGCTTTCGCCTTGTCCTCGTTGAAAAAGTATTTAGGCTTGCCATCTGCGCCTAGTGATTTGTCTTTAGCCATTTGTAAATGCCTCTCGGAATTTGTCAGCCATGTGTTGTAGTTCGGCAGGACTCATGTGCTCAACTGAGCGACGGATGAATGCCTTGGATGGTAGACCTACACGGAATCCGTGCTTGTCAGCAAAGCGGTACATCAAACGAGTTGCCACCTCGTGTACCAGAACGTAGTTACTGAAACGCCACGCTGTGCGGTTCTTCTTGGCACGTCCGTTGTTACGTTTAGCACGCTTGGTTTGTAGAGCACGACGTTGCTCACGGGTGGTGTGTTCTTTCTTCATTTGCGGTTGTCCTCTAACAGTTCAACGTATGTGGTCTTGCTTATCTTCGCCAGCTTAGGCTGAGCTTGGATACTCTTGACCAGTCGGCATAGGGCAGGGAGTGTGATACCCAAGTCCCTCTCCATCTGTGACATGGATGCAGCATTGTTATGCTCTTTGAGGTAGTCGAGCACTATGTCTGCTTGAGACTTGTACTCGTGCTTACACTCCTCATCCCAGATGTACACCCCGAAGCGTACACGGTAGCAGCACGAGAGTGTGTCTACTAACTCGCTGAGCAATCGGGATGCAAAGTGATTGGAGATGTTAAGTGCTTTCGCTACCTGACCAGTAGTGATTTCCATCTCCTTACGTTTCTCCCACCATGCAATCAAGTGGGAACGAGTAGCTTTCTTTGTGACCTGCCTTTCCAATGAGTACATGTAGATGTTCTTAGCGATGTGATAAACATCGAAGCGGTTATCCACTGTCAGTTGGTAAACACAGGTGCGTACAGTGTTCAGCTTTAGCCCAGTAGCTTTGGCTATGTCATGCACATCTACCCGTTCATCTTCACGGGCAACCATGTAGTCGTGCACTCGTTGGATGGCATTGCTCATAACTACTCCTCAACTACCTCGGCTTCATTGCCTAGACCTAGCATCAGTCCAAAGGGACCAACGCTATGGACAAAGGCTAGCTTATCCTCAGTTGTGAATCCCTCAGTACCACCATGCTCAAGTAGAGTGGAGACAGGAACTAAGACTAGACCATAAGGTCCATCATCCATACGTGGCAACACGTTCTCAGCGTCCACGTCTATCTCACATGGAAACTCCATAGAGCCACATGTGTCGTAGCCCCCTGCATTTAGTAAACGTACTTTCATGATTAGCCCTCGCTAAATTCTGAACGGCTGACAGTTACTTTCAGTTCGTATGCCTGACCTTCACTGTCAATGAGTAGGTCGTTGATGACCTTAGCTGTGAACAGCTCCTTCGCTGCCTTCACCTGCTTGGCAGTGGCTAGTGATAGCACCACCTCTTTAGGTTCGAACTCCGGTGGAGCTGCTATGTCTTGCCCTGCTGCTTTAAGCTGAGCCTCAAGCTCTGCGATGCGTGCGTCTTTCTCTGCATCCTTCTTAGCCTGAGCAGCCTTAGCTGCATCATCATCCGCCTTCTTACGACGGGCGATGGCTGCATCAATCGGAGCTTCAATCTTCTTGACACGTGCCAGTACCTCCTTGTACTTGTCTTCGATTGCCTTACCTGCATCGAGGTATGGTTTCTTGGCTTCCTTCTTCACGTTCTCCAACTCGGTGCGGAGAGAGGTGAGAGTTTTCTTAGCACCCTTCACCACCTCTTGCTCCTCGACGTGTACTAGCATGGCGTCTAGCTTCTCGTCGTCCCAGCCGAATCGTTCTTCCAGTTCTGCCAAACCTTTCTCTGTTTGGTCGAACACTACAACGTCCTTGCGTTGTGTTACGAATGAGTCTGTATCTACCATGATGTATCTCCTTAGAATACGAATGTGTTGTCTCGGAGGAACTGCTCTACTGGGTCACAGAAACGAGCGTTACCGTTGATGTGGTGGGTGTAAACTCGACCATCTACTACACTGGCTACTACATAGAGTGAACACGTAGTAAATGTTCTACGTCTTGACCACACCTCACCCGCCTTGGGTTGCTTAGGTGTCAGGTTCTGCCCATGATAGAACTCGAACTCTGAACCAGTGGCATGAAGATGCTGCCCGTCATCAGTGATTAGACATGGTGAGTTACCATCCATCTTGATGATGTATGTCTTACCCACTGTGAAGTAGTCAGAGGTAGCACTAACGCACACGAGCTTTCTGCCTGCGTCGTTAGCTGTGAATTGGTTGTAGTTAAAACGGAATGTCATCGTCAAAGTCCTTTGGTGGTTCAGTGTATTGTTTCTGTTTAGGCTGAGTGATTGGGTCTTCCAGTTTCTTCTGGTTCACCTTGATGGATACGACAGGCTTACCTGCTTTGCCATCCGTCTTCCAACCTGAGATGTAGTAGGTCACACCCTCGATAGTCACCTGTCCTGTAAAGTCTGGGGACTTAGGATGATTGCGCTGTTTGTTCTTCCATAGCCCTCCCGTGTTGTTAATCGAAGCCATAGTTACCTCCAAGAAAAAGCCCCACCGAAGTAGGGCTAGAATGGAATGTCATCATCGAAGGGTATGTCGTTGTCATAGAACGTATTCCCTGTCCATGATATGAATTGCTCACCGCATATCTGCACCAAGCCACCGTTGATTGTTCCCTCCTCAGTGGACTTGCATATCGTGTACATGTACCCAGTGAATAGTGGTTCATGAGTGGTGTTCTCCACCCATTGGACTGAGGTACAAACCCCGTACTGTCCATACGGGGCTGTGTTCTCATCCCAGATTTGCAGCACCTTGCCTTCGGCAGAAGTGCCGTAAACCTTTAGACGCTTACTCGTCGTCTTCTTCGTTGCCTCCGTCTCCGAAGTCTCCGCAGATTGCTTCGATACCTTCGTTAACGTAGTTGTCTGCTTGACTAAGAAAGTAGGCAGATAGTTCGTTCAGATAACCTAGGTAGGCATCGTACTTCTCCGCTTTCTTACTTGGCAGAGTGATGGCACCCTGCTCAATCATAGCAGCTAGCACCTTGATAGCCTGCTCACGTGCAAAGCCTAGGGCTGTGCGTTTGTCTTTGGCTTCCCAGTCGGTTTCGCCTTTGCCACCCTTGGACCCAGAGCCACCCTTGTTAGAATTGCCGCGAGAATTTCCACTACCCCCACGACTACCGCTACCACGAGAGCTGCCATTCCCACGACCACTGCCACGGGAACTGTTACCTGAGCCGCGAGAGTTATTGCCACGACCATTACCACGAGAGCCACTATTGCCACGGCTACCTCCACGTCCCTTTGGTTCTACGTGGTCTACGACTTCGATGTCACCATCCACGTTGAAGAACTTACCATCATCAGTTTCCGTGAAGTCGAATGATACGATACTTCCTTCACCGAAGTCAGGCGCTTCGTTCCCCATGCCGAACCAGTCTTTACCGTTGTCATCCTCCACCTCAAGGCGGTAGAACTTACCGTTACTGGTGTTACTTACTTTGATACTGAGGACTTTACCCTCGAATACAGAGTCAGACATTACTTGTCTCCCTTATACAGTTCGGAGTAATCAACTCCATCCATCTTAGTAGGCGGGATAGCTGTAACAGTTATCTCACCTTTGTCTATCTTCACAACCTCGCCGTCATACTGCGAAGGCTCGAAGAAGATTTCCTTACCACCACCCCAATGGGTGTGAGCCTGATAACCAACACCGAGCGGGACATTGAATTGTAAATCATAGCAGATGTCCAGAAATTCGTAGACCCACCAGAGGAAAGCCCACTTACTAATCTCGTACATCAGCTCCAACTCATCACGTGGTGATTCAGATATTACTGAGTCATGCACAGTGTTAACTAAGAACGACTGTAGCTTCATTGCTTTCATCACATGCCAGATAGCAACCAATGCGATAGGGATGATTTCCGCTGTCGCTAGGTTCTGCACTGGGTAGTTACACACGGACGGGAAGTCCTGACAGTAACCACTGCTACTCATGCTGGCGTTAGGGTAGTAGAAAGTGATACCCGTTGGATGGGTAATCTCTTTGTTACGTAGCACCTTCATCAGCCAGTCTTGTTGTGCCTGTGTGATGTCTTGATACTTGTTACGGAACGCTTCGTAGTAAGCCATCTGGTCATCCGTACCATACTGTCCTCCATACAGTGGCTTGAATGTATCAGGCTTAGCGTCAGTACGCTGGTCCTTAGTTACCTCCTCCTCGTCACAGTGGTTCAACACTGAGGCGGTGAATCGGTGCACGTCTACACCGTCAACAATATCCTGACAGATGCGCGTGTCTTGTCCTATATATCCAGCAACCCTAAATTCAATCTGAGCACCGTCCATTTCAATGACGTACCAGTCGGGATTTCGGGCTGAGTAAAGACGCTTATATTTTCGAGGTGAGTTCTGTAACTGAATGCTCTTGGCTTTCGGGTACATTTCGAACTTGGTCTTAATACCCGAAGAAGACAACCTGTGCGTAACGGTCTGAGCTTGGTTGAATTGTGCATAGAATAAACAGTCCTCACGTTCCGTGACTACCCCGTAGAAGTAGTCGAGGTTCTTACTTAGGTCAGCATTGAGCTGAGCGAACTCTTTCTTGAGGTCAAGGAAAGCCTGCTGCTTCTTGGTACGTGCCTCGAATTGCAGTACCTCCTCCCCTGTTGGTCGCCACTCAACACCACGTTTCTTTAATGGCTTGAACTTGAGCACATCGTAGATGAACTCCTGCATCTGCGGTACAGAGCGGGGGTTACGTCCGTCTATCATGTCCATCAAGTCAGCTTCCACCTCAGCCATACGGCGAGAGGCTATGTCATGTTCCTCACATACTCGTTCCTTATCCAGATGCACCCCGTTCAACTCAATGTCGGCTAACACGGGGGACAGCAAGCAACGGTTATAGAACAGATGTATCACATCACGTTCCATCATCTCATCACGTAGCTTGAGCCACAGGTTTCTTGTCTGGAAGATGTCTGATTTGTTACGGCGTTCAAGTAAAGACTTAGGTATCACACGTGGTGACACCCCACCTCGCATCAACTTATCAACGAGGGGGTCTTTAGTAACACCGAGGTATTGCTTAGCCAGAGCACCTAGCGTAAGCGCACCCTTCTTACCTGCTTTGAGATTGCCCGTAAGCACATACTCAGCCAGCATCGTGTCAGCTACTAGGATACGTGAAGGGTCTAGCCCTGCACGGATGAGCCACTTGATGTCGAACTTAGCATTGTGTGCCACGACAAAGTCTGCTTCGTACATGTCCTGTATCAGTTCGTCCATGTCATGGATACCACCATAGACAAACTTCTCAGTACCACGTCCACCTGTACCGAACACCCATGAGGCAGAAACAATATCGTTCTGTTCCCATGTAGCATCAGGCGAACGCTCATCCCCATCCGTGTCTGTCTCCAAGTCAAGGACAAGGAAGTTCATGGACAGGTATATCTCAGGGTCTAAGTCCAATAGGAACTTAGGTAGGTACTCGCTGTAGTCTTTCAGCTCACTCATCTTCTAACTGGAACGCTACCCACTCATGCCACTTGACATAAGCTGACTCTCCACCAGCGTAGTGAGAGTGGATAGTGCCGTACTCCTCGTTAGGTTTATCGAGTGTCACCTCATAGTTGCTTGGTTCGTTAGGATGTTGACGAATCCAGATACGTTTCCCTTTCATGGTTAGTCCTTACTCTTAACGCTAGAAGTGAACGGGTCGATATGACACATGACACCGTCGTGGATACCACTAGCCTTGTTCTTACACACATTGAGATACAACTGCCCGTACTGCTTCATCTGTTCAGTTGCCCCAATCCCTATCATCACGTCTGCTTGTGCTGCCACCTCCCGTCTACTACCGAACACGTCGGTTTGTTCCAGCTTGAACTTGAAGTCCAATGGTTTACCTTTTATGTCAGTGGTTGCTGCCTGTGTAACAGACACACCGACAATCTTCATGCGCTTGTATAGCATACGTAGTTGGTACATCACCTCAGCCTGTGCCTCATCAAAGGCACCCTTGCGTGGAGCAGGGGCGAGGTTGCGTGCTTGGTCTACGATGCAGATGTTAGGCTTGAACTTAGCACACAGCCGCTCGATGTCAGTGACAGTACCACCAGCCAACTCCTTGAAGATGAAGTTGCGATAGCCCACCTCACGTGCAGCCTCAGTGTATCCGTCCATGTCCTCCTCCACTTCTTCGAGTGGTTCACCCACCATGTTACATACAGTACGTAACACCATACGGTCGGCAGGGTCTTCGTTCCCCACGTACAACACCACTTGGTCGTCGTAACAGTAGTCACCTGCAATCTGTATGTTGACGGCAGACTTACCTGCATTGACTGGACCGAAGATGATAACGTGGTCCCCTTGCATCATGTTGAACACGATGTCACCTAGCAAGTCAGGGAGTAGGGATAGGTTCGCACCTTCCCGTAATGACTGAGTCAGGTCAGCAACAGACACGTCGTTGTACACCTCGAACAGAGGGTCTTCGTCGTCTGTCTGTATCCCCATCTCGTACACGTCGTGATACTCGGCGGCTAATGCTGAGCCTTTGGCTGAGTCACCCGCTGCGAAAGCGGCTGTCATCTCTGCACCCAATCGCTTGAGTCTCTGCTCAGTGAGCAGGGTGATAAGGTTAGCAGGGCTAGGCTCAGGCAGGTTGTCCACCACCTTGGATAGTTTCTCGTAAGCCAGTGGCTTCTGAGCTGAGATGGTAGAGAGCAACACGTCTACGTCTATGCTCTGACATTTCTTGTCACGCTTGTAGTATTCAGAGATGAACTTGAACAGGATGACACCGTTAGGTGAGAGGTCTGCGTTAGCTTCGAGTGACATCACCACATCGTAGGCATTACGGTCAGCGATACAGGCAGAGAGAATACTGGCTTCACTTTCCATAGAACTTCTCCATCATGTACCACATGAGCGTCCACTCCATCACCCATGTGATGCGCTCCTCGAATGGTAAGCCCACTGAGTCAGCGTTATGTGACATGAGGTGTGCGTTCCACTCTTTCACTGTGTCTTTATCAAACATCTAGTTGTCTCCTTATTGTGTCCACTAGGTCATCGAAGTCCTCGTCCTCCATGTCCTTCGGGTCAGCGTCGAACAGAGGGACAAAGGTAAGATGTTCAAAGTGGAGTCCATAATTGTAGACCATGCTTGCCGCCTTACTGGTAGCGTCAGCGTCCAGCACAAAGCACACCTTACGTTTGCCTGCTCTCACCAGCTCCATGAGCGTGGCATCTTGGATACTCGTACCGGATAGAGCAACGCACGGTATCTCCGTGTTGATACGCATGGCTGAGGGGTAGTCCTCTACCACCACCACCCACTCATCGAACTGAGCTTTGAGTGGAGTCATCATGCACGTCATCTTGTAGTCAGTGGGTAGGGAATTGTAGTAAGCCTTTGCTTTCCCTCCTTGAAAGTTACTTTTGTCCAGCACTAGGTCGTCATACCTACGGGCAAGGTAGCCCTCATGTGTGCCAGTCATTGACTTGATTGGATATAGGATGCGCTCGGTTGTCTCATCCCAGAGCACACCGTTCACACGTAGCATCTTAGCATCAGCCCACCAGAAGTAATCCAAGTACCAGTCGAGCACATCGTTAGGCAATGGCTCAGGATGTAGCTGTCGTGTGTGACACTTAGGCTTACGCATCTTGGTAGACACGGGGCGGTAGCCTGACTGTCCTATCTTACCGGATAGTCCACACTTCACACGGTAGCAGCGGTACGCTAGCCCATCAGCGTGACACCACACTAACAGGCTGCGCTCACCACTATCACCACCACGGCAACAGGGGCAGACCAGATGGTCACTACGCTCCCCGATGCACAGGTCAGTGGTCATGTCTAAGATGTCAGTATCGAAGCTACTGTCTCTCATACCCGTACTTCTTAATCCAATCGTAGAAAGCACGAGGTACGATGAGGTCGAAGGCATCAGCTAGTTCTTCCACTGCACTCACCATACGTAGCACACGGCGTTCCTTACTCATGCCACTAACTTCTTCACCGGAGCACACCATGTCATAGTCCCCGTCATGCAGTGTCTGCAATCGGGACAGTACATTGTACCCGCCATAGGGCAGCTCACCAATGGACTCCTCCACCGCAGCGTTGATGTGCTCGTCACCTATCACCTCACCTTCCACGTCGTCGTGGTAGGCAGACTCAGATAGTAGGTAGCCAACAGCACATTTGCGTCCTCCTTCTGCACGATAAGCACAGCCGTGCTCGAAGTCAGAGGCACCGTGGTCTTGACGTGCTAGATGTTGTAGCACCATGTTAAAGATTGTTTGTAGTTCCATGACTATGCTCCAATATCATCTTGTAAATGTAGTAACCATGACACACGCAGAGCGTGCTCACCTGCTCCTATGCAGGCATCACACGCACGATGGCTGGCATCCCAGCTCTTAGCGTGCTCATCTATGTGACGTTCTACGAATGAGTAGTGGTATGGGATACCCATGTCCTCGCAGAACTCTTTGGCTAACTCGACCATGATGTCACCTACCAGTTCCATCTGTGCATACACCTGCCCTTCCGTCAGGTCAGTGGCGTACTGCTTGAGGTCAGACTTCACCTTGGACTTAATCTCAAGGCAAGTGAACTCACGTAACACTTTGGTACGTGCTGACTGTAGTAAGTCTTGAACAGCAAGACGGGTGTACTCAAGTGTGAGTGGGTGGAGTTGATGTCTCATAATTACATCTCCGGTATCAGGTTGAGCCAGTCTAGCCCTGCGACTAGACAGACCACACCAATAGTTAGAATGAACCCCGATGCAATGTAGTCAGTAACATCAGGGTTCTCTTTTGTCTTAGCTCCGAACGATACGATGGAGCCACAGCACAGGGCGGCTATGATAGCCACGATTCCATATACCATAGCCATCACTTCACCTGCCCTAGTTCTTGACACAGTTGTTCGCACGCTTCCTCATCCATCTCAGCGAATGCAAAGTCGTACACCAAGCGGGAGTTGGCAGGCGTGCCTAACACCAGACGCTTACCAGTGGTGTGACGGTACTTGATGACACGATGCCCATGCTTCTGGTTGTGTGTAAGGAAAGCCTTCTCATCGAAGTGCTTACGGATGATGTCCAGTACGTACACCATTGGGTCGAAGAACATACGGTTAGCATTCTTCTTCTGCTTCTTAGGTGCAGGCTTACGTCCTTTCGATTGGTAGTGTTGGTTGTTAGTTCTCATAGCTTAGTCCTCAAGCAGCTTGTTTGATTGTTCCACGATGTCTAGGTACTCGCGGAGTGAGTAGAACCCATCGCCTGTGTCGTCAATGACACCGATGTTTTCCATGTCCTGTGGTGGCACACCGATGTACTCAAGTACCTCGATGATTTGCTCAGCACTCTCCGGTGTGACGGGGATGTGGCTGGCAGCAGCGGCACCCATCTGTAGCACTGGCTCAGTGAATACAGGTAGGCGTTCTTGTTCTTTGACTAGCTCATTCATCTCGATGAACTGGTGCATGGCAGCGATGCTACTGAATGGACCTTCTTCTGTACCATCAGGGCAGCGTACCCACTGCTCACATGATGCACCCTTGTAGAATGGTACGTAGGGGAACACGTCACCCACACTGTGACCACGTAGCCCACCGTTAGACTGTAGATGTCCAAGCGTAGCAGCCACACCGTGCTGGTGGGGAGCGTTGTCCTTGTGTGCTGGGTCAGGCATCTTGTCTATCTCTCGGATAGCTTGACGCTCACGGTCCACGTCATCGTGTGACCACACCAAGTCGAAGTCACTACCATCAGGCATGGTACGAGGGATACCGTACATGTTGTACTCGATGTTACATTTCCAGCTACCATCTTCACGATGGATGCTAGCTTTCCACTCCTCATCCTGAGAGTTAGGACGACGACGGCACTCGATGCGAGCACGGTAGCCAGCGATGGTCCAATAGGTAGCACCGTTAGCAGCACGGCGTAGGTTAGGGACACGGCGTACCAAACGCAGGGCTGATACATCATTGCGGTGATGGTCTAGCGTGCCATGCAGATGGTCCACTGTACCTGACTCACGCCATATGATTGTACTACCGCCACCTAATTCAGAACGATAGCCGTTGTGACGACAGACAGTTAATACAGTGCGACGGTTAGTCATGAACTGACCGAACTCCCCTGCATGTAAGAGGCTTGATAGTGAGATAGCCATGATACTTACTCCACGAGCGTGATAGCTCCATTAATAAACTTATAGGGATGCTCACTAGGACAGTGAACACGTTTGAGTTGTGAATAAATGAAAGGTTTGCAGCAGTCAGTGCCATACACCCCGTACCAACAGTCGAGGTAGTACCCATACCGTTGGACGTTGTCGGGATGTAGCTTCACCTTCTTGCCACAGTGAGGACAGCTAAAGGGAACGCCTGTCTGTACTGTCTTGAGTACATAGGCAGGCAGTGGGCGATACACTCCATACTGCGGGGCTACGAACACCACCCTATCCCCTGAGTGGTATAGTAAATGATTCATAGGCACACCTTAGTGCAGAGTGTGGACTCCTGATACGCTAGCGAACATGGTATCAGGGATACCGATGGGTGTTAGTCCACGACGTGGTAGTTCACACGTGCAGACCGTGAGTTCCCCATCCATGTCCCACTTGAGGACACGCACTTGAGTAGGGGAGCAACCTGCTTCCTTAGCGATTGCAAAGATGATGTCGTTTATCCATTCCATATGATTTCATCAGGCGGGTACTGACTAGCAAAGTAGTGCCGCCATGATGCCTCATTACGTTCGTTTAACCATTCAGCATGGTCAATAGCTAGGCTTAGTTGCTCAGCTATGGACTTGCCAGTGAATTGCTTTTCAATCTGATAGTCAGGCTCATCTGTGCCTCGCTGTATCATCTTGATTACATACACAGTAGGCATGATGAACCCCCTAGTTGAAGAAGACTAATTGATACGGGTCGTACACCTCGTTGCCCAGCTCACGCTCATGCTTGAGGTCTTCGGCAGTCAGGGTGTACACGCATTCATCCAGCTCAGAGTACACTTTGTACCCACCATTGGCTGATTCAAACAACACTTCTAATACATCGTAGAATTGCATAGTTATTCACCTTAGCGATGGCACGCATCGCGTATTGATTTCATTAAGTCCACGTCAGGGTCGGGAGTGTCAGGCTCCCACTGTTTAGTAGACTTGCGATTGGGTTGACCGATACCGAACGAGTCAGCCTCGTCGATGCTAGCTACTGGGTCGGGCGTAGACTTGAGCATGTAATTCTCTAGGTCTGCCAGTAACTGGTGTCCCCACCCAGTGACGGAGCTATCTTTGTACTTGCGGAGCACATCAATAGCACGCTGATAGTCACCTACATTTACATAATAGACTAGGTTATCAGCTTCACCTTTACCTGCACCATACATGATACGCTCGCCACTACCACAGACGTACACGCAGTCACCATCGGGTGTCTCTAATTCTAAATCGTCAGGGTCTTTGAAGCTCCACGCACTGGACATGTTACACCCCCACTAGCTCAGCATCACACGCATGACGTGAGATAAGCACACACTCTTGCTCGAATACTTTGCACATATCACGGGCAATAAGTTTAACTTCAATCCATGCTTGCGCCTGCTCGACTGTGTTGTCACCGAACTTAATGCAAGTGAATTGAAATGAGGATTCAGTGCATAATTCCCCATTGTTCATGACGTAGTTACCGTCCACGATAGACATGGTACAGCCCCCGAATACAGCACACAGTTGTTCAGTCCATGACTTGATGTGAGTCTGCACTAAGTCAGCTCGCATAGCTTTCGCTGAGGTAGTGTCGTCGATGTGTGCACCTGCACCTAGCAGGATTGTGTATTGCATGCTCATGATATGCTCCCTCGGAAACTATTCCGATTCAATAGGTACGTTGATAAAGAAGTGGTGATGCAAGATACACTTCAACACAGTGAGGTCATCTTGCGTTAGGTAATGCTTGTCACGGTCATAGCCTAGCGATGCTAGGTACTTCGCACGTGTGTGAATGTTGTGCCATGTATGATTGCAATGCTTATCCAACCATGCGTAGTAATGACTGTGAATCATAGGCGTGTCTAGTTTGTCGGGTAATTCAAAGTGTGTACGTTCCATTACTTTGTCCATCCGTTGTAGTAGTCAATGACTCGAATCCAATCATCAGCATCCCAGTTGCTAGTGCAACAGTCGAATGCTTCAACTGGTAGGTAATACTTGCCGTTGTGATAGGCAGTGAGTTTGTCTATGTATTTCATGACGTAATCCTCACGTATACCCACACGATAGGCGCGGCAATGAATAGGTAGACCGTCATCAATACAGCTACGCCCACGAAGTAGGCTGCGCCCTGACTAGGGTCCATCGGAATAGTGATGGTGGCTGATATAAAAGCCAGCCATTTAAATACAGTGTCGATGTTCATGGTTAGCGTCCTTGTTTAGCGGCTTTAAGTTGAGCGTGTGCTAGGAAGCGCGCCATATAATCATGAGGCATTGCTTTACGTAGCAGGCTGTCTATATGTGAGTCGTTCACCGATTCAAAGTAGCCTCCCACGTAATCGGCGGTGCCTACTGACTGTACAATGATACGGTCGCGCGCTGTCTTAGGTATAGCGAACCATACATTCCAGCGCATAGCATGGATAGGATTCACGCACTTAATTTTGCAGTGCTCATACTGACTCGCCATGTTCTCAAAGAAAGTTTGATGCCCGTGTAATGCAGGCATACCAGACACCGCATCACGTAGCGGTGCAATAGATTCACGTAGTTTCATTAGATACACCTCGATAGTTTAAGCATTGTAGTGTGAACAAATAAGAATGCGCCCGACTAGCAGGCGCATGGTTTATGTGCTCACTGTTAAGCTGCCTTAGCTGCGGTCTGTTTGAATACTGCTTTCGCTGCCGCGCTTACTAATTCTGGATTGTCTAGCATTGCGCTCACTAGGCCAATGATGTCTTGCACGTTTTGCTCGCCTTCCTTCTCAAGCTTTTTAGCTACGTTAGCTAGGTAAGCATCACGGCTGTAGGCGGTAGGCTCTGATTTCTTCTCGAATAGCTGCGGCAATGAATTGGCTAGGTCTTCAAAGCTAGACTCATCTGTCAGTGCTAGGTCTGAAAGTAACTTTTCACGTTTGGCTGCATTGAATACATACGCCTCGCGTTTTTTGTCCCATTTCATCGGCATGTATTTACTAATGCCTGCTTTAAGTTTGCTAGGCGCGTCGCTGTCACGTAGTGCTTTCATCGCGGCAGGCATGATGTTCGAGTGAATCAAACCATGCCAGATAGTGCTCGCGAATACTTCCTGCAAGTGTGCAGGATTTGAGTTGCGAACGATTGAACGGATGTTAGATTGTACGGTTTTAAGGGCTAGTGCTTTCATGAGAGTGTCCTCACTGTTAGGTTGTTAGGTAGAACTAATCAAGCCCACTACCCGTAGGCAATGAGCTTTGTTAATTACACCAATGATTAACAAGCCGTAGTTTATAGAGCCGCCAGATAGTCTCTCCGCACAACTGACTCTCGCCAGTTCTCTACTCTACCGTGTTCACCTTGTCAGGGTTACTAGTCGGATGGGTAGCAAGTATCATCACCATGATGTGAGTATTGAATGCCTCCAAGTTTCGCAGGTTGTCGCTGTGCGGTCTGGCTTGAGTCGGTCGCTGTGCGCGCTCAAGATGTCACTTGGATTCTCTCATCACATTCTTATGGGTTTACATGCTGTGACGTAGTTACCTACGTGGCAGGCTTGCTATGTGTTCCCGTTTACCGTGGTTACTAACTGAGCCGTGGTGTAAGTGCTGATATCACTGTGACCTTAGAGTCACTAACCAGTTAACCTACTGGGCTAAGCGTTCACGTTGTTAAAGAGCTTTGCGAGTGGGCTATTGCCTCGTCGCACTATCACTATGGACCATGATGGTGGTGTAAGTGGTCCGACCAGTTGAGACTGGCGGTCCGACCAGTGCTATTCATGAGAGGATACATACACTTACCAACTGGTATGACCAGTGGGTTACGTACCCTCCACCAGTGGTGACAGTGTTTGCATTGGGATGAGATGAGAGGATGGCATACAGCTTGCAAGCTATGCAGTGTTCATGCCAGTGCAACTGGATTGCGTGTGGCACAATCTATGCACGGCAAGCAGGAAGCATGCCAGTGTGAGAGAAGGCACAAAGCTATAAGCATATAGCGTGCCATATTAGCTAGCAGTGACAAACAGTTAGCATACTTCGTGCCAGATTTGGGGGGAATGTGACTGGTACGATTTGTGTCTCCCCTCCCTCCTACGTCGTCCGGTGCTATTACTACCGCTAGCAAGCGTGTGTCAGTCCTGATGGACATTATGTCTTTCTGTTATACAGCTCATCGACCCCTATCAAGGGGGAAGCGATTCGCTCTCTCCTTCGGAG